GAAATTAATGTTGCGGATGAGCAAATTGATGATTTAGTTGACGATGCCGTACAATTTTTCCAAGAAAGACATTTTGACGGAGTTGCTCAAGCATATTTAAAATATCAGATAACTCAGGAAGACGTTGATAGGGGGGGAGCACCAGCTGGTAATAATTCATCTGCTGGAATAGCACAGACTTCCGCAACTGCAAACATAGTAGGAACTGCAACAACTTTTACATATAAGGAAAATAGTAATTTTTTGCAGATTCCATCTTCAATAATAGGAATTCAAAAAATATATCATTTTGACGGGACTAATACGACAACAAATAATATGTTTAGTGTTAAGTATCAATTGTTTTTAAATGATATTTATTATTGGGGATCTACCGAAATATTAACATATGCAATGTTAAAGACATATCTCGAAGATATTGATTTCTTACTCACTACCCAGAAACAAATAAGATTTAATCAGAGAATGGACAGATTGTATTTGGATATTGATTGGGGAAGTGTTGCTGTTGGTGATTATTTGATCATTGATTGTTATAGGGCTCTAGATCCAAATGATTTTTCTAGGGTTTGGAATGATTCTTTCTTAAAACCATACCTAACTTCATTGATTAAAAAACAGTGGGGTCAAAACCTAATTAAGTTCCAAGGAGTAAAACTTCCCGGAGGAGTAGAACTTAATGGTAGGCAGATGTATGATGATGCACAAAAAGAACTTGATGTGATGATGGAAAAAATGTCTAATACTTACGAATTACCTCCATTAGACATGATAGGATAAGATCATGCTTAATCCATTTTTTCAACAAGGATCAAAATCAGAACAAAATCTTATTCAGGATTTGATTAATGAGCAGTTAAAAATATATGGAGTTGAAGTTTACTATTTACCTAGACAATATGTAACATCAAAAACTATCATAAAAGAGGTAATTGAGTCAAAATTTGGAAATGCTTATCCAATAGAAGCATATGTAGATACATATGAGGGGTATAATGGACTTGGGACTTTAATGTCGAAATTTGGTATTCAAGAAATGGATGACTTGACTATTACAATTTCAAAAGAAAGATTTGAAACATATATTACTCCCCTTATTAAAGGTATTCCAGACATAAAACTATCAACAAGACCTAAAGAAGGAGACTTAATTTATTTTCCTTTGGGAGATAGATTATTTGAAATTAAGTATGTTGAGCATGAAAAACCTTTTTATCAATTACAAAAAAATTATGTATATCAACTATCATGCGAACTCTTTAGATATGAAGATGAGATATTAGACACCAATATCGATAATATAGACGACAATGTTGTGGATTCTGGATACATTCAATCACTTACGATGGTTGGTTCTGCATCAACATCCTTAGCGTATGCACAAATTGTTAATGGGGGAGTTAGGAGAATTGTCGTAACAAATAGAGGAAGTGGTTACACTTCAGCACCTAGAGTTGCAATTTCATCTGCTCCAAGTGGTGGTTTAACGGCTTCTGGAATTGCTACCATGATTTCCGGAATAGTAGATTGCGAAGGAATTAATAATAATAGCAGAGTTCAGGGAGTACAAATAGTAAATTCTGGATATGGGTATACGGTAGCACCTGGTGTTTCGTTCATTGGTGGTGGGGGAAATGGTGCTGAAGCTTATACAGAAATTGGAAGTGGAGTAGTTGGAATAATATCAATAACTTCTGGAGGATCGGGATATTATTCATCTCCATCTGTAACATTTGCAAATGAAGTGTTTTTGTCTGGGGTAGCTACGGCATCTGCAACTGCAACGGCTATAGTGAGCGTGGCTGGAACTATTAGTTCAATTAGAATAACAAATGCAGGACTTGGATATAGTGTTGCACCAACGATTGTTATCGGATCTCCATATAACACCGGAATTGGAACTTTTGTATTTAATGAGGTTGTTACTGGATCCATAAGTAGTACGACAGCTGTGGTTAATTCATGGGATTCAGTAACGAATATTTTAAAAGTTTCTAAGATTTCTGGTAATTTTGTGGTAGGAGAAAATATTGTTGGGTCTGAAAGTGGTGCTAGTAGAAAACTTAGAATAATAGATGAATATAATAATACGGATGCCTATTCGCAGAATGAAGAAATAGAAGAAGAAGCGGATCAAATTATAGATTTTAGCGAAGGAAATCCTTTCGGTATTTCCTAACACTAAATATTATCATATAGAAATAATTTATTGGTCTTTAAAATGTTTGAGTATTTTTACCACGAAATATTAAGAAAAACGGTCGTTTCTTTTGGAACGCTCTTCAATAATATTTCAGTAAAACATGAAAATAGTTCTGGGGATGTTGTAAGTGAAATAAAAGTTCCTCTTGCATATGGTCCTACTCAAAAGTTTTTAGCAAGACTTGAACAATCTCCAGATCTTAATAAACCGGTTCAAATGACCCTTCCTAGAATGTCATTTGAATTTATTGGTCTCAATTATGATGCACAAAGAAAGGTAACAACTACACAAACATTTTTAACATCATCAGCATCAAATAAAACTCAAGAAAAAAAATCTTATATGCCTGTTCCATATAATATGGAATTTGAACTGAGTATCATGACAAAGTTAAATGATGATATGCTCCAGATTATTGAGCAAATTTTACCATATTTTCAACCATCATATAATCTATCGGTTAACTTGGTTGAAGAAATAGGTGAAAAGAGGGACATTCCGATTATTCTCGGAAGTATAACAATGAATGATGATTATGAGGGAGATTTTACAACTAGAAGAGCATTAATATACACATTAAGATTTACTGCAAAAATATATCTTTTTGGACCAGTATCATCTGCTTCTCAAGATGTTATCAAAAAAGTTTCTATTGGATATATATCAGCTTCTTCTTCTGGTTCTGATGCAAAAACTGGAGGTAGAGATCTTGTTTACTCCGTAGAACCTTCTGCAACAACCAATTATACAGGAACAGTAATTACTACCTTGGTTGGCGATATTTCCAAAACAGATTCTTATATTAATGTAGAAAACGCATCAGGAATTTCTAATAACACTTATATTGTTATAAACAATGAAACTTTATATGTGAATTCTAAGGCAGACAATAAACTATCTGTTACCAGAGGTGAAAATGGAACTACAATCTCCACTCATGTTTCTGGATCTCCAATTAAAGGTGTAACGCAGCAAGATAATTTATTAATAGAAGTCGGTGACGATTTCGGTTTTAGTGGTGAGTTTTCTTAATAATGACTAAAAAATACGAAGGTTTGAATAAAGAGTTTAATGTTTCGAGTGATGTAATAAAACCCGAAGTAATTGATATTGAATCCAAAATCGAAAAGGCATCATCTTCTATCGAAGATGTAAAAAAAGATTATGAATATACACGAGGTAATTTGTATTCATTAATAGAAAAGGGACAAGAAGCTATTAATGGTATTTTAGAACTTGCTCAAGAAAGTGAAATGCCAAGAGCATATGAAGTTGCAGGTCAATTAATTAAAAATGTAGCAGATGCAACGGATAAATTAATGGATCTTCAAAAAAAATTAAAAGATGTAGAAGAAGAAAGAGGAGTAAAGGGTCCAACAAATGTAACAAATGCTCTTTTTGTTGGGTCAACAGCAGAATTGGCAAAACTTCTGAAACACCAACCAAAAAATGAAGACGTTTAAACAATTTCGAGAAGAGTGGACTAATAAATATAAAAAGAGTATTGATTGCTCAAATCCAAAAGGATTTTCTCAAAGTGCCCATTGTGCAGCGAGAAGAAAAAGAGCAAAAGGTGAAGAAACTAAATCCAAACCAGTTGAATGAAGACCCCAAAGTTCTCGCATAAAACCCCACACCTAAAAGGGAAACAACATCAGTTGGATCCTAATTTGGACTTAAAGCAATTAATTCATCACTCAACAGTACAATACGTTGATCGTGATTCTGATGGTGATGTGGATGTTTATGATAATCCAAAAAAGAAAACACCAGATGAAAATCCGGTCGCTGATTTTGCAACAGCATCTAAGAAATTAATTGCTAAGCAAAAAGGAGAAATTAAACACACTAAAAGAGGTATAGCTTACGAAGATCTTCGTAAGTGGTTTGGAACTAATGGCGAAGGTGGTGTAGGTGGTGGTGGATGGGATGAATATAATACTGAAGGGGAAAGAACTGGAAAATGTGCTCGTGGCAAAAATGATGATGGAAAAGGTCCAAAACCAAAATGTCTTTCCAAAGAAAAAGCAGCAAAAATGTCTAAGGACGAAATTGCAACTGCGGTAAAAAGGAAGAGAAGAGAAGATCCAATAGCAGATCGTCCGGGAAAAGGGGAAAAACCAAAAATGGTATCTAATAAAATACAAGAGCAATCAAGTGAAGAAAGATATTGCCCAATGTGCAGAAAGAGAGAAAGGAGAATGGATTGCTCCTACGGACCTTCTATGTGGGATGCAGTAACTATTGGTGGAATCAAAGAATCCAAAAAACCAGAACCAGATCATGA